TCAATACGCCGAAACGCACGACGAGACGAACCCGAGACCGCTGGGGGCCAATATCATCAACGGAACTCTCTATGTCTACCCGACGCCATCGGCGGCGATCACGGACTACATCCGCGTCTGGGGGATTCAGGCGGAAGCCACGGCCATGGTCGCCGGGGGGCCGGCCTGCCTGCCCCGGGTGACGCACCGCCTCATCGTCTTTTGGGCGGCATCGCTCGTGGCGGAGATGTTCGGAGCGAAGAACACGGCCGGAAGGTTCCTCGCCCTCTATTCGAACCGGCTCGAGAAGATCAAGACCATGCAGAAGGGCAAATTTCAGCAAGCCCCTCGCTTTGTCCGAGAGTCCGTTGTGGAGAGAACTACGAGAGACGTGCGCGAGCGCGTTTTTTATGACCTCGATTGGCCGGGATAGTTTAGGAGATTCTTATGATCGAGAGTATCGAGGGCCTCAAGTCCGTCCCCATCTCATTGTCAGGCGGGGTCGATGAAATAAGCCCTTCCGACAGTCTCGCCCCGGGCGACTGCGTCAAGATGACCAACTGGCGGCTCACCAAGGACGGGAAGAGGATCATGAAGCGGGCGGGCCTTCAGGAAGAGGCCGTGGCCTTTGGAGAGGACGTCTACGGCTACGCCACCTATTTCGATACGACTCCGGCGTTCTGCCAGCTCGCCGTCCTCGAGACCGAGATTCAGCGGAAGGTCGGGGCTGCGGCATGGGCGAACATCTACGACTGGCCGGCTGCGGCGACCATCGACCATACCGTCAAACCTCTCGAAATCCAGGGCAAGCAGTTCATCATCACGGAAAAGGGAAGTCGCGTCATCCTGGCAGACGGGACCATCCGGCAGATTGGGATAAGTCCTCCCCTGACCCTTCCCACGCTTGCCGCAAATTATGTGACAACAGCTCCGTTCTCGATTAACGAATTATTCCCCTACGCTAACACCGCGGCCTTAGATGCCGTGTGGACAGACGATGATTCTGGGGGCGGGGTATCGACGCAGGAGACCGCAGACCCGTATGGTGCTCCTGGGCCTGACGCCGATGCTCATTATGTGAAATTCTCTACTCCCGCAGGTGGGGGAGTCATAGCGAAGAGGTGGAGAACAGGAGCCGTCGACATCGGATCTGTTTATTCTATTAATTTCGCTACCTACTTTAAAACGCTGAACGCCTTCCATGCGTTCCTGATGTTCCACAACGGGTTTAGGGTTGCTGTCTACAATGGATCATTCCTCGTTGAACTCCACATATGTAAAGACGGAATCTTTCTTACGGGGAATAACGATATCCCACGAAGAATATCTACTGACGTAACTCCTCTCGAAAAATGGATTACCTGGAATGTTTCTGTCGATGGCTCCGATCATCAGAAAATTATAGTCACCGTTTACAGGACGGTTGACGGAACTCCCACTTCGGTAACGATACCCAACCACTATCATCCGGACACCAATTTTCCCAATGACGTTTTTTTGGAGTTGGCGAACAGGATCGCTACCGATGCTCAAGAAGCGTGGGTCGATTTCATCAAGGTTGTTCCCGTCGACGAAGACGCGGCCGTGATTACCGGGGCATACCGATATGCCGTGTCTTTCGTTAGAACGGGGAACTACGGATGTGAATCCAATCCAATAAAATCGGTAATCGGAACACCTGCGTTCAGCGTGGCTCCAGGTCTCGACGACATGACCGTGAGTGCAGAGTCAACGTATACCGGGAACGTGAACAGAACCATTCGCGTCTACGTCAAAACTGCCGCATCCCCCCAGGATACAATCCAATGGTCAGACGATGCCGGGTTGACCTGGAGCGCAGAGATCAAGTTGGCAACGAAGGTATACCTTGGATTCGGGATCACCGTAAACTTCGCCGCTATAACAGGGCATACGGCAACGAACTATTGGGAAATCGTATGTTCCGCATGTTCTGTGGTAGCGACCGGGCAACAAGTCACCTTGACGAATATCCCCGTCCCCTCTCCTGCTGATACCCAAGTTACGGCGAGGAAGATCTACCGGACAGATGCCGGAGGGTCTATCTTCTACTACCTGACGACAATCTACGATGGGGCAGTAACTACCCAGATAATCGACAACTTCCCAGATACGGGCGGCCTTGGCGAAGAGATGGAAGAGGACCGCGACCTGTTCACCGAGGCCACCACAGGACAGGCCGGCAGTCTTTCGACAACGATCGGAAAGTTCTCCGAATGGTGGGATGACCGGCTCTGGATTGCAGACCACGTCCAGAACCTCATCTATTACTCAGCGGTCAGATCCGGGGGCGGGGTCCCCGAAGAGTTCTCGATCAGCGAACGGTTCGTCCCTATTCGCAGAGGCGACCAGGGCGATGTCATCACGGCCATGAAGGCCTACAAGGACGCCCTCTACGTCTTCAAGCGGAACGACATCTTCATCATCCAGAAATCCATGAACGGGTACGGTGTCTACCACTTGAACAGCGACGTGGGTTGCATCGCCGACGGTTGTGTCGAGGTCGTCAACGATTTCCTGATGTTCCCCTCGGAGCGAGGACTCGAGGTTTACGATGGGGTAAGGACTTACTCACCGGACTTTTCCGTGGCCATCAACAAGACCTTCCTGACGGCCGACCCGGCCGGCTACAAATACACGAGCATCGTCCACGACAAGGAATATAACGAGGCCTGGCTGTCGATCCCGAGTCGGCTCGCTGGGGCCGCGGCCATAACGATCGTCTGGAACTACATCAAGAACAAGTTCTTCTTCTTCCAGTTCTACAAGACGCCGTCCTGCCTCGTCTCCTGCAAGGATTCGACCGGGAAGCGCGTCGTGAAGATGGGGACCAGGGACGGATACGTCCTCCTGTGCGACTATGGCACGGCTGACCACACGACGGCGATCACCGCCACCTACCGCAAGGGCTGGCTGGACATGGGCGCTCACGGTATCGGGCGGCTCATCCAGACGAAGTTCGAACTCCCCGTCAACAAGACGATCACGCTCAACGTCTACGTCAACATGGACAAGGATGTCTTCCGAACGGCGGCCCTTACGGGGATCACGCCAACGGCGACAGACATCGAAATCAGGCGGGTCATCGGAGACAAGGCGGAGCTGGGGACGAGGCATCGCTGGATAGCGGTCGAATACACGAACGCCGAAGACTGCGGCGGGGACTGCAAGATCAACGAGGCGAACATCATTGTCCGTCCGGACGTGATAAAGAAAAAGACCTATGCCGACTAACAGACGACGACGGAAAGAGGACGAGGGGATCTCCCCCTTCATGGACCCTGCCTTCCGCCGCGCCTCGGTCTATTTCGACGACATCGAATACCAGCGTCGGTTCGAGCAGAACCTCATTCGCTATGACCTCAAGGGGGGAACCCAGATCACAAAGGAGATCAGGGTCGCCGTCAGCGGCGGCGGAGGCGGCGGCAACGGCCATGCCTTCTGCTACTGGACGCTGGAAGGCTCCAACATCGTTCGCTATGGGGGGAACGTCGGCGTCGGCGTCCATCCCCACTCCAACGACTTCGAGGTCCGCGGCAACGTCCTTGTCGAGGCCATCGCGGAGCAACCCTACGTCGAGATTAGGAACTGGTCGGACACGGAATACGACCCCGTCATCCATTGGTCACTCGGAGCCACCCCGGTCAAGAAATATACGATGGGAGTGGACGACAGCGATAGCGACGCCTGGCTCCTCTGCTCCGGCGACATCCTGACGAGCGTGGAGGCCGCGGCGACCTATGTGATGAACAGGGATTACGACGGGTTCCTTTACGTCGTAGACACCCTCAACCATAGACTCAAGAAACACCTGTCCGCCGATGCTATGACCTATGTTTCAAAAATCGGCTCAATCGGAACCGGGAACGATAATTTCAACACGCCACAAGCAATTTGCAATGACGGGACATATCTGTATATCTGCGACCGAGTCAACCACCGGATAGTAAAGCGGAAGGTTTCGGACCTTTCTTACGTTACGGAGATCGGTAGCAACGGGTCTGGGGATGACCAATTCAGCAATCCCTGGGGCATTTGCACGGACGGGACGCATGTTTATATCACCGATATGGGCAATAACCGAATAAAAAAGCACCTGTGCGCAGACCTGTCCTACGTCTCAAAAGCGACCGTCTCCAGTTCCAGCGGAGCCCCTATCGGCCCCCATAATTTCAACCAGCCAAGGGCAATCTGCACAGACGGGACATATCTTTACATCACCCAGAATGGCGGGATAGTGGCCAGGTTGGTAATTCTCTTTTGCTCAACGCTTTCCGACGTTCTCCATATTCACGATGATGGCCACATCGACTCCTGTACCCTGCTTGGCATCTGCGTGACCGGCGGTTTTCTTTATATCCTCAACCAGAACAGCACCGACACCCTGAAGCATGTTTATAAGTATACCGCCGTGGGCCTTTCCTACGTCACTCACTGGGGAGTATACGGAACGGGCGCCGGGCAGATGACAACCCCATTGTGCATCGATACGGATGGGACAACCCTCTGGATTTTTGACTATGCCGCTCCGCCGGACGCCAACAGGCTCATGAAATTCCTGCTCGACGGGACCTACGTTGCGACCTATGGCCAGTATGGGACAACCGGAGATGACAAGTTTTATTATGCCTACGGATTGTCGTTAGGCGGAACCATCTCTTTCTCAAGCACGCTCTATCGCGCTCCCATCCTGAAGGCTGGTCTGGACGGGTCCTACGTCGACGCCTACCCACTCCTTCGGGCCAGGGACGGTTTTCAACTCATGGAGGACGGGACCGTCGCGGCCACGGACTACGTCGGCCTCTACGCTCCGGCGGCGATCACGGCATCGTACTCGCTGACCTTCCCCGGCACAGGGCCGGCGGCGGCTGGTCATTTTGCGGTTGGGGCGACGGGGCTTATCACCTGGGGCCAGGACCTCATCACGACGGCCAGCCCCACGTTCGTCGGCCTCACCCTCTCCGGCCTGACCGCGAGCCATCCCGTCTTCACGGATGGGAGTAGTGTCCTCGTTTCAACGGGGACGGTCCCGGTTGACCACGGCGGGACAGGACTCGCCGTTTATGTCATCGGAGACTTGATCTACGCTTCCGCCACGACGACCTTGGCCCGACTTGCCGACGTAGCGGTTGCTTCGTATCTGCGGAGTGGCGGGGTCGGCGCGGCCCCGCTTTGGTCTACGCTGAAACTCCCCAATGCCGCGACCGCGTTTCGGCTGCCGGTTGCCACGTCTGCGAACACGATCGGAGAAGTGGCCGCGGTCGGTGCTACCGGGCAATATCTCGCTGGGGCTACGGGCGCGATCCCTGCGTGGGCGACACTCAACCAGGCGGCCATATCGGGGTTGACGACGGCTGATAGCCCGACCTTCAATTCTCTTTACCTTACGACCTATCTCTACGCCGGAGTAGACGATACTACGAGGGGATATCTTCATGCGTATGGCCCAGGCGTAGGGGGCGGGGCTTTCGGCGGGACGCTCGCCTGCTATACGGGCGCAGACCACGACAGCACAATCCAGAACTACGGGTTTATGGTTTATGAGGATGATCTTCTTATTGGGCCAGACACAGATACCGATGCCCTGAAGCTCGACAGCAACCTGGACCTTTACATCACGGCAGGCTCCCTCATTCTCCCGGCATCCGAATATTTGAATTTCGGTGGGGTTATTGGTTCCGGTTCCTACGGTCTACGGGACAACGCCGGAGTCGTAGAAATAAAAAATAGTGGCGGGGCGTGGGCTTCTCCTCTCACGGGGGTCACGGTTCACAACCTACTGTCTGCCACGCATGGCGATGTCTTCGTGGGCGTCGTGGAAGAGGGAGACATAATTTATGGCATCTCGCCCCTTCCCGGCTGGCCCTACTGCAAGCGCATCGACCTCCCCATCCCGACGGCGAACCTGACGGACTTCCCAGAGAAGGTTCCCATTATTGCCGACGCTGACATCGGGGCGGAGTGCCTCGCCTCGGGCTACGACATCCGCTTCACGGCGGCTGACGGGGTGACGCTCCTGCCCTATGAGCGGGAGTCCTTCGCCGTTGCTGGCGGTGAGGCGACGGGCATCTTCTGGGTCAAGACGAACGTTTCGATGGCGGGGACGTATATCTGGTGCTACTACGGGAACGCGGCGGCGACGGATGTGTCGACGACCGTCGGGATACAATGGACAATAAGCGGGACTTGCGTTGTCAACAATAAGTCGGAGATTGCAAAGGTAGGGGGAACTAATAATTGGGATTCCCAAGCATATAGTACAGAGAGTTATGTTGACGCCTGCGCCATCTCATTCGAGGCAAACGCGGCTGGCTCTGGTAAGATGATGGGCGTGGATAGCGACCCAAGCGCAGATGCCGGAATAGATATTGATTACGCTTGGGCCGTTGAGGGCGGGACGGTCTATGCTTATGAATCTGGCGTGGGTTATACAAACTTTGGTGCCCATGTTCCGGGAACGATATTATCCATTGTTTATGATGGGACCAATGTAAAATACTATCTGGATGATGTTCTTAAAAAAACGGTCGCCCGGGCGGTCGGTGCCGCGCTATATATTGATTCTTCCTTCGGCGTTACCGGCGGGATTGCCAGCAACATAACCTTCGGCCCATCTGTGGACTGGATAAATTACGGCCACGATAACTATTCTGCCGCCGACGGCGGGTTGACGTGGGGGGCGGAGGAGACGACAGCAAGGTGGACAAGGTTGGCGAAGGGTGCGGCGGGCCAAGTCCTTACGATGGTCTCTGGACTTCCGGCGTGGGTAACGCCATAAACTTAGATGGAGAACGAAATGACAGATATACCGAAGTTGAACGGAAAGGGTTCCCTGGCCAAAACCCTGGCCTACGCCATCGTGGTTCTTGCCCTGGCTGGTTATAGCCTTGTGAAAACGATAGAGGGCGGTTCGGATCAAAATGGAATCGCCCTCGAGAAGCGTTTGGTCACGCTCGAAACGGTCATGGAGTCGTTGAAAACAATCCCGACCGACGTGGCTGGGATCAAGGTTTCCATCGAAGGAATCAAGATATCTATGGAAAAGTTTGAGAAAAAACTCGACAGGCAAACAGAGCGGAAGTAAAATATAATTATGAATATCGAGAAAGAGACCTTGGGTATTATCTACATTACCCGCTGTCTGACAAATCAGAAAGTCTATGTCGGTTTACATACAAGGGGACGTAAAGACTACCTCGGATCGGGCAAGATACTCAAGGTGGCTATGAAAAAGTACGGGCGCGCGAATTTTGAGAGGACTGATCTTGATGTCTTTCTGACGCTCGAAGAGGGACACATTAAGGAGCGACGCTGGATCGCGGCACTCAATTCCAAGGTGCCCAATGGGTATAACCTGGCAGATGGGGGCCAGGGGGCCTCGGGTTATTCCCATACCGCTACGGCGAGAGCCAAGATGAGCGCCGCAAAGATAGGCAACACCTATGCCAGAGACAATAAGGGTTGGCGTCAAAGCGAATCGACCAAGAATAAAATAAGCGTCGCA